TTTTTTTTTTCAAGCAGAAGACGGCATACGAGATCACTGTGTGACTGGAGTTCAGACGTGTGCTCTTCCGATCTATCGGTGACTACTTCATCGTCGGCAATGTATGAACGAACGCTGGCCACACCCGAGCGTCGTCGCTAAAGAGCTCCGTCGACTACAGGCAGAGAAGGCCGTCGCCGAATGGGATACTCACCACGCCTTCATCACCGAGCTCCGGAAGAACATGGAAGGCCACGATAAGCATTACAACCGGATAATGCGTCGGAGGTCAACGCTAATTTTCACTCAGAAGATGCTTCGCATCGGAGAGAGGATTATTCGTGAACTCGAAGAGAATGGTCGCACGCTCGGGGACTGAAGAATGGTATAGAGCACGCGGGTACGGAGTCAGTGCCACAACCGTCGCTAAAGCGGCCGCAGGTCCTGGAGGATACGACGCCGAGTTAAATCGAGCGCTATTCCCCGAAGATAATATTGTTGAAGATAACGCCTATATGCGTTTCGGTCGAGACTACGAAGATTGGATCGTACAAGGTCTCCCATTCGAGTATCGAATAAAACCTAACGACTGGCTCATCAGCGCCGTTGAAGAAGAGCGACACCTGGCAACGCCAGATGGTCTCAATGACGACTGGAGCATAATCGCGGAGGTCAAGACCACGGGTAAGGACTGGTCCAAAGAAGACCGCGAGACGGTCGCAAAGGACATCCCCATCCAGTACCGTCGGCAGGTTCAATGGCAGATGTACGTCACCGGAGCGACAAAGTGCGTCTTCGGGTGGCTACTTCGCGCCGAATCGGAATTCACAGGAGAATTCGTCCCAGCATGGATGGAACCAAAACACATCATCATCGAACGCGACGATGACATGATCGCCGACCTCATCGACGTTGCTCACCGATTCGTCACCGACTACAACAACTACAAGGAGCTCCAAGATGGCACACTTCAATCTCGCTGACTATCAGACTGTCCAGGAGCGCGTGGACTTATTCCGCTCGACGTGGCCCGAAGGACGCATTACGACGAAAATTGTCTATATCGACGACCACAGCATCGTCGTAGAAGCTTCGGTATACCTAAAAGCAAGCGATGAGCTCCCCGCGTGCGTCGACCTCGCTCATGAGGTCAAAGATGCTTCTCCGGTTAATAAGACATCGTGGGTCGAGAACGCATCGACCTCAGCTGTCGGCCGAGCCATTAGTCTGCTTGGCGGAAAGTTCTCCCCGAAGGGTAAGCGACCATCTAGGGAAGAGATGGCAAAGGTACAACGAGCCACAAACGCAGCGCAAATCACCGCAAACGACGTCAAAACGGTACAAAGCATCGCAGAGCTCAATCTTCTCTGGTCACGGGCCGTCGACTCAGGAGACTCAACCAAACTTATTGACGCATTCAAGACGCGGAAGAGCGAGCTCGGTGGATAACTACTCGATCACTGTCAGTGGACGGCCAGTGCCAAAAGCGCGGCCGCGAATGACAAGGTCCGGAGGCGTCTATACTCCAAAAACAACGGTCGACTATGAAAAGCTAATCGGAAACGCATGGTACGAAAAGTATGGCGAAACGCGACTCGAAGGCAAAATCGAGGTTTGGCTATACTTTGGAACTGACCGACACAATAAGCAAGACATCGATAACCTGGCAAAGAGCGTCCTAGACGGTCTACAGCGAGCTAACGCATTTGAACATGGAGACGAGCAGGTCTACAAGCTGACAGCTTCCAAGTATCCGTCAGACTCACCGAGGGTTATTGTTTGCGTTAGGCATCTTGAGCACTATGATTTAGGTGACTAGCCTCACCCTATGAATACTTCCCGCCGGGCATGGCTAGATGTCCGGCGGGATTCCATTTAGGAGACCCTATGGAAGAAGAGCACCGACACCACTGGCTCACAATCGGCGACAACGGAACAACCGAATGCGTCATCTGCGGGATGCGACTATGAGCTTCAAACTCGTAAAGAAAGTCATTCACAGCGATCGCGTAGACGGAATCCAGAAGCTTGTCCTCATCATCCTGGCTGACTATGTCAACGACTCAAAGGGCGGAGCATCCTGGCCGTCACTTCAAACCGTCGCACTCCAGGCGGGAGCATCGAGCCGCCACACAAGGCGAATTATCCGCGAGCTCGAAGCACAAGGCGTCCTCAAAACAATCCGCCAGGCAGGAATAAGAGGGACAAATAAGTACATTATTGACGTGGATAAAGCTGTGGATAACATCGAGCAAAGTGTCTCAGATGTCCCCCGCAGGGCGGACATTTACGACATTAGGGGAGGACATTTACGACACATAGGGGAGGACACCCATGTCCGCCGAACAGATAAAGAACAGATAAGAACAAATAAGCTCGGCGACGCCGCGGCCTCCGGCCGAGCGGACGTCGCCTCGCAACAGATAACAACACGATCAAACTCGAACGCCGTCGACCTGGCTGACGCCGCCGACGCGCCCGAATGTCAAGAACACACACAAACCGACACCCGATGCTCAATCTGCTACACTCATGCTAAACAGCGTTACCTCAGAAGGGAGCAAGAACGTGAACACAACCAGAGCGCCTAAAGTAATCGGAGCTATGAAGCACCTACTACTCCAGCTCGAAAAAAACAACGCGATCAGCCCAATCGACCGCGAACACATCCTCGACCGATACATCCGAGGACACATCGACGGCTTCGGCCACCTCGCCGAATGGCTCTACAGCTTCGGAGCAATCGGAACACACAACTATGACCAAATCATCCGATACGGTCGACGCTACGGGGAAACCCGGTAAGAAAGGAAACACAATGGCATTCGTCAAAGTAGAAGGAATCGTAGGAGACCACCTCGGAGCAAAAGGCTTCATCCTCCTCGAACGCATCACAAACTCCGTCAGCGGACAGAGCTGGGACAAAAAGTGGACCGTCTGGGCATCACAACCACACACCGGAGCATTCGTCGAAGCTGTCGGTGAGCTCCGGGCAGACATCGCACGCCACTGGGAGACCAAAGAGCTCATCCTCTCCTCAAAGGGAGAGCCTCTCGTGAACGTCACGATTAACGACGCTACGGTCAAAATTCTCCGCGACGTAGTACCCGCGGAAGCAACACAGTGGGACACCACCACTCCTCCGGCCATAACTGAGAGCGCACCCTTCTAATGACCGAGCAATCGTACAAGATGCGGATGTATAAGCGGCGTCTCTGGCAAAACCGTGGACGCATCATTCTCACCAGCTCACTCCTCTGGATCATCATCTGCCTCAGCATCGCACTTATCGCAAAGGGAGCACAATGAGCCTCGAAAGCGTACTCAACGACCTTCCACACGGCCGCGTCACCAAACAATGTCGACTCAGCATCTGGCTCGGAACTCTCAACGAAGACGACCGAGCCTCATTCTGGAAGGCAATGGACAACGAAGCTATCCCGACCAGACACATCTGGCGCTCCGTCAAAGAATTCGGATGCCCGAATCAAGAATCATCCATCCGGTCACATCGACGCGGAGAATGCCAAACCTGCGAAAGGAAATCTAATGGCCTCAATGTATGAACTCGAAAAGGTCATAGCTGACATGGTCGAGCGAGTAAACGCACTCGCCGAATTCGTCGGACTCCCACAGGTCGAAGAAACTGAGACCGCCACAATCGAAGAGCTCACCGACCCCGATGCTTGACGATCTACTGAACACTCCACAGCCTCCGCGTGCTCCTGACACGCGGGGAGCTGTGGTCTTCAGTCAAGAATGGAATCCACTCGGCGACGAATCCATCGTTACAGCCACATCAGGCGAACAACTAGACGACTCCAAGCTCAGAGAATTCATCATCGAACGCGGCGGAATCATCCCCGACGGATACCAGGCAATCATGATATCCGCAAAATACAATCCAGCAGCCTGGCATCGAGACGCACCATACGACGACAACGGAAAAAAGACGCCAGCTGTCACCCGGGGAACATGGTCCTACCAATTTAGAATTACCCGCACCACCAGTCGAGCGAACATGGTCGACGACCTCCTGAAGCTAGTCAACAAAAAACCAGCCAAACGGAGCACCGAGACAGATAGCCTATTCGTCTTCGCTATGGGAGACAGTCAACTTGGGAAGGTCGACGCCAGTGGATCAGAAGGCATTATCGCCACGTGGACGCAGAGCCTCGAGACAGCCCGAACCGAATGGACCAGAGCTGGACGACCAGCTGTCCTCATCGCTGGACTCGGCGACCACATCGAAGGCAACCAGTCCCAAAACGGACGCACCTTCTACCGGACAGACCTCACCGTATCAGAACAACTACGAGTGTTCAGACGAATGTTGCTACGCACTATCGACACATTCATCGAAGCGCCGACTCTCCACGTCGGTATTGTCAATGGCAATCACGATGACATCCAACGCTTCCAAGCTACTGACTCAAGCGACGGCCACGCTACAGAGAGCGCAATCGCGGTCGCGGAAGCAATAGCTCTCAATCCCGAACGATATGGCCACGTCCGAATCTATGTCCCTGGCAAAGACCAAGACCACCTAGTGCTCGAAGCTAACGGCACGAACTTTGTCCTCATCCACGGCCATCAGTGGACGCGAGGTAAAGCAATGGAGTGGTGGGAGAAGCAGACATTCAACAATCAGCCATCCTCAGTGGGCCACATCCTCCTCCATGGTCACGAGCACGAATTCCAAATCTCATCCAGGAGAGACAGGCTAGTGATCACTACACCAGCACTCGAGACCGAATCGACATGGTACAAGCAAAAGGCTGGAGCTGTCGGCCGCAGCGGAGTGCTCATATTCACAACTAAACCCGAAGGACAGTTCGAGCGAATGGCAATCGTCTAATGGCTGGAAGACGCGACGACCTACGAAGCGAAGGATGGCGCAAGAAGATACGACCATTCATCCTCGAGCGTGACGGATACATCTGCCAGATGTGTCACAATCCCACATCGGGAGCGGATGCCACCATCGACCACATCATTCCAGCACACGTCACAGGTATACCGAACAACACACCGAGTAACCTACAGACCCTCTGTCGATCATGTAACTCGAAGAAGGGAACGGCATCGCAGCTGAGAACCGCATTCATCAAGCCCGGCTGGGGGATAACAACCTAGCAAACAACTAGGAGACATCCCCCCATCTACTAAACCTCGAATCGTTTTTTCGAGGAGTTATCCACAAT